CACGATTGCCGATTGCGAGGCGCTGGCCGCGAATTGATTCGCCTTGGCGAACCCATGCGCCATTTTTGCGAAGGGTGAAAAATGTCGGCGATCCCGTCCCACGCTCAAAAGAGTATTCTTGGGAGTCGCTCATGCCGTTTTCGTCAACACGGGTTGCAATGTCTTCAACAATCCCGACGCGTTTGCCGCTCTTGCTCACTTGGGTAATTGTGCAGGCGCGGCGATCAGTCCAGCCAAGTATCGTTGCACCCATTCCTGTTTCTGGAGCCGACATCCGGCATCCGCTGATAATGTGATTCATCAATGAACCTGTTTCTGTGCCTGCTTTGAGTTGTGTTGCTGTTGTCATTTTGTCGTTTTGGTTTTTGTGTTGGTTTGGTGGTGCGGGGTGTTGCCCCCTCGCCGGGTGGGGTTAGGCGGCGAGCTGGCGATCAGCGCTAAAAATTGGGGCCATGCTGTAACGCTCCGGGCAGATTTGTTCGACTCCTTGCCATTCATAAATTTTGGCTTTGCGGACTTTGCCGTCATATTCGATTTGTGCTGTCTTAGGGGTGCGGGAAATTATCCGCATGGTGTAGATGCACTCGTGATTGCATGTTGAGCGTGTGGCGAGAATTTGGCCGGCTTTGATTTTGGTGTCTTGTGTTGTGGTGATGTTCATTTTTTCGTTTTGGTTTTTGGTTTTTGTCTCCGGCGTTGCGCCTTCGATCTGACATGACAATCTCACCAACTTGATTTCTCGTCAACAACTTTTTTTCAAGAAAGTGAAAATAATTTTGGAGGCCCGCAGAGGTAGATTTAATGCGGCTCTGCGAGTGGGTGAGTTTTTTACTCGAACGAATTTGTCTCAGGATTCCACGTGACCGCCTCGATGTTTCGGCCTGCGGGGGTCGATGGATTGTTGGCTGCGCTGGTCGTGTTCGGGGTGGCGGCTGTGGCGCTTGCGCTGGAGAGGTCTTTGATTTCGGCTTGGACGCTGGTCGTGAACCCGGAGGGGCTGAGAGAGTGGGTTACAGTTTTGATGGTCCAGCTTTTGTTCATCGCGTCGGGGAATCCGCTCAATGTTATCAAGCCCTCGGCGATGATGTCGGGGCGTCCGCTCATGGAGAGGGTGATGGATTCGCTGCCTCGCTCGCTGGATTTGAGGAAGGACTTGGCGGCGTTTTTGGCGGCGGTTTCGTCGGGGTAGAGGTTCGGGGCCTCGTAGTCGGCTCCGCTCCCTTCGCCGTCGAGTTTGAAGGAGTTTGTTTCGCCTGTCTCTGGATCGTGCCAGCGGGTGGTGGCGCTTCCGTATTTGGTGCGCTGCGAAAATTGGCCGCTGTAGCTGGCGACCTCGCTCTTGGTTATTGTCGGGCCGGGGATGAGTGCGCCGGTGATGCTCGCGCCGGTGGATCGCGGCAGGAAGAGGAGACGGCCAAAGGTGGGCTTCATGAGCGCCTCGTAGTCACGGGCGAGGCGCGTGAGGAGGTTCATGTTGCTTTCGTTCGTTTGGTCCAGGTGGGGAATCGTGACGGCGTAGTATTGCGGGGCGATGCCGGGAACGAGGCCACACTCGGCGGCGATGTTTGTCACCAGTTGGCCCAAGGTGATGTTGTCGAAGCTGCGGGTCTTTCGACTTTGGAAGGGTGAGAATCCGCCCGCCGCTGCGAAGGGCGCGGCTTTGCCTGAGAGGCTCATGCGTTCGGGGAAACCTGAGAGCGAAATTTGATCGATGACAAACTGGCCCTTGTCCACCGTGTTGCCCTCGTAGCCGATGGCGATGCTCAGGATTTCGCCCTCGGAGGGGATCGGGAGTTTGCCGTCGTGGTTCGAGAGTTCGATGGATACCGTATCGGCCTGTTCGGTCGAGTTGTCGGTGATCGTGAGCGAGGCGAGGCGTTGGGCGTAGGTTTTTGTCAGGTCGCCGCCTGTCCCGGTGATGCGAAAATCTGGCTTCATTCCCTACGAGAAGAGCGAGACCGTTTCTTTTGCCTTTGGCGCTTCGATGATGGGCAGGACGATGTGGATGCCGGCGGGCAGGTAGGGGCCTTGTTCAGCCAGGCGAAGCGAGCGATTGACCTCAAGGACGGTTTCGACCTGTTGCCCGTAGGTGCTGCCGTAATGCCGATGGCAAATTTCATCGAGCATGTCGCCCTGTTTGGTTTTGTAGACATTCATTGCAGTGATCCCAAAAGCCCGGAGGCGCTGACATTGAAGGGTCCGATCTTGAGCGTTACTTCGGCGTATTTTTTCAAATTGATCTGGAAATCGATTTTGCGAGGCTGGCCATTGCTCCAGAAAACCTCCTGCGCCTCGTTGATGGATTCGACCACCCAGAGTCCGTAATAATTCCCCGTTCCTGTTACGAGCGGCAGGGCGATGCCGAGCGAGGCTTGAACGCGCATTTGCGACATCTGGCCGAGTCCACCTTTGTATTCGGGGAGGATCGTTCCTTGGAGGCTGATGGCCTCGGAGTCGTATCCGCAGTATTGCATGAGCGGGGCCTGTCCGAATCGCTCCACTTCCTCCCATTTGTAAGAGCTTTGACGCTCAAGCTGCTGATATGCGGCAGTCGAAATGCTGAACCGGAAAGCGCCAAGGGCGAGCATGGTGTCGTTGGCCATGGTTAGTCGTAGAGTGCGCCACCAGCGAGGGCGGCTTGGCGTCCATCGAGGCGAGCGAGCACGAGGTCGGCAAGCGTGCGCTCGTTCATGCCGGGGGAGGCGGTGATGTTGATGGTGATCGTGCGGTTGTCGTTGCTCACGCTCCCTCCTGCGCGGTGATTAGGGATGATTGAGCCGGATGCGGAGGGCGAGAAGATTTCGGGGCCGCGCTCTCCGACGAGGTAGTTTTTGCCACCGGAGACGGGTCCCCCTGCTGCGCGTGCTCCGTCAATGGGTGCGGGTGAGTCGCCGCCCGTGAAGACGCCTTTGATTGAGCTGCCGAGGTTGGCGAATTTTTCACGCACCCACCCGAACCACGCGCCGATCTTGCCCGTGAGGCGGTCGAATGCGCCTGCGATGCTGTCGTAGATGCTGCCGCCAAGCCCGGCAATGCTGGCCATCGTGCTCGATACCCAGCCACCGATTGCGCTGCCCATAATGGCCACGAATCCGGTTGTTGCTGCCGATGCCCTACCAAAAGCGCCGATGATGCCGTTGTAAATCGTGAGGCCGAACTGGCCGAAGGCTGTTCCAAAATTAGAAAGCCCCTTCCCCAGGAAACCGAAAAACGCAGCCACCGCCCCATTGGTGCCGTCAAAGGCACCAACGACTACGCTGTAAAAAGACGACGCAAATTCTTTTGTTGCCGCTCCAAAATTTGACAGGCCGGTCCCAAGAAATCCAAAAAACTCTTTTGTTGCCGTCCATGCTTCGTTGATTGCCCATGCGTAGGTGTCCCAGTTGTCGGCCACATGCTTGACGGCAAAGCCGAGGGCGACCACGCCAGCGGCGACCACGGCGACCGTGCCGATGATTGGCAGGAGGGCTGCGCTTCCGCCTGCGGCGGCTGCGGCCATGCCCCAGAGGCCTGTCGTTAGGGAAATGATGCCGGGGATGGAGATGATGCACGAAGCGCCAAGCGAAGCGATGGCGGCGATGGTTGGCAGGAGCGGCACGGCGGCGATTCCGATTAACACGGTTTTTAGTCCGCCGAACGGCTCCATGAATTGCAAAAATGACTTTGTCCAACCCGGCACTTTCTCGGCAAAATTTGCGACGCTGTCGATTGCTCTGGAAATGGCGGTTCCCATTTCGTTGGCGATTTTTTGCAGGCTCCCATCCGCTGCCATCTTGTCGATCGTTGCGAGCAGCGAGCCTAATCGACCTTTTAGGTTCTCAAAAGCTGATGACTGCATGACGAGGGCGGTGAAGCGTGTCCACTGGTCTCCAAGGTTGGACATCATGCCTTGCCAAGTGCCTGACATTTTTTCCATGGCTCCTCCGTATTTTTCATTCCATATCGCTTGCAAGGTGCCTTGAATTTGTTTGCGGTTGTTAGCGTCCGCAGCGGCAACGATTTCTTTTCCGCTCTTGTTCGTGAAACGATAGAGGATTCGCCCCTTTTCCTTTGTCGCCTTGATACCAAATTCTTTCAGCCGCTCGTTCTCACCGGTTACGGCGTCCGCAATGGCCTCGACGGCATCCATAACATCCTTTCCCATGGCCGCCGATGTATCTCCGAGTGTCTTAAGCAGGCCACTTTTAATCGGGTCGATTCCATAAGCCTTTAGCTTAACGAAAGCTTCTGTGACCGACGCTAAATCGTAAGGCGTCTTTGCGGCAAAATCTGAAATCCATTGGAAGCTGGCTTTTGCTTTTTCGCTACTTCCTTCGATTGTTTCCAGGATGGTTTGGAATTTTTCAAACTGAGCCGCAACATCGAGGAACTGGGTTTTAAAAATCGCTCCGAGTCCTGCCGCCGCTGCGGTGGCTCCCACTCCCACATAAGCAAGGTTTCGCCCAACGGCTCGAAATTTGTCTCCGATTGGTTGAATCCTCCCCCACGAGTCCATCACTTTGCGGGTTGCGTCGGCTTTGCGTTGTAGAGCGGCAAGCTCTTTGCCGAGCGTGACGGTATCCGCGCCGGATTCTTTCATCGCCGCACCGACCTCTTTCATGCGGGATTTGAGCTTCGACATTGAAGCTCCGAGAACCTTCGTGTTCCCGGTGACCGCTGCAAACGACGATTTCAGCGAGCCAGCAACGGCCCCGCCGATTTCGATTGTTGCTTTGTATTTTTTCTCGGTCGCCATTTTTTATTTAGGAAGTTTCCCGCACCAGTCCACAAGCTCCTCGGCGGTCATTGCGCTGATCTCTGCGAGGCTCCACCCGGTATGGCTGGCCAGTGCGAGAGTGCCGCGCATGGCGTCCTCCCGCGTCAGGCTAAAAAACCGGAGAATGCTTTTTGCAGCTTCTTGTAATCGCCGAGATCGAGGTCGCGGATTTCCACGGGCGTCACCATGCAGAGGTTGGCGAAGGTCAGGATTTCCGTCTCCTTGTCGCCGCCGCCTTTGCTCCCCTCCTCGGCTGCTAGGATGTCGCCAACCTTCGGCCTGCGGAGGGTGAGGCGCCGGCATTCGACGCCTTCGATTTTGATCGGGAAATCGAGTTCGATTTCGACGGTGGATTTTTTGCTCGCCATTTTTGCGCTGTATTAGATGCCGATTGCGTTGCGCTGTGCTGCGAGGCGGTCGACTCCGTTCACGATGCGAACCATGTTTGGAACATCGATGTCGTTGATGGTCCGTCCGGCCTGCGTGTATTTGTAGCTACGGAGGTCCATCGTGAAACTGATGGTCGATTTCTCGCCAGCCTTCCACGCGCCGGGTTCCATCGAGCGGATCGTTCCGTTCATGTAAACCACCACGGGCGTTACTGAGCCGTCGAGGCTTTCGAGAGCGCCACGGGCCACGAGTGGCACGATCTGGCCTTGTCCCATGCCCCAGAGGTTGAGGACATTTTCTTCGTAGCCTGAGAGCACGAAAGAGGCCTCCAGTTTCTCCTGGCCCATTTCGACGGCCACGCTTGCGTCCATGCCGCCAGCGCGGAAGTCTTCGACCACGAGGCCGAGGGTCGGGAGTTGCAGCTCGTCTACGACGCCTGCGAAGCCGCGCCCGTCGACGTAGAGATTGAAGTTTTTTAACAGGTTCGATGCGGTTGCCATAGTCGTATTTTAGTTGAGTATTTCTTTGAGGTATTCGTTGGTCAGCTCGCCCCGGAATGTGATGTGCTCGGCTGGGTAAGGCGGGGTGAAGTCGAAATTGAAATAGACTTTGCCCAACTGGATGTTGGCCGGGGTGTTGAGGTCTGGGTCGGCCCAGCATTTGCCGCCGAGGATCGCGCCTTGGTTCTTGAGGCTGGCGAGGTAGGCGTTCACGCTCTCCGTGACATCTTCGAGGTATGTTTTCGAGATGAGGCGATCTACTGCCCAGAGGTGGGCGCGTTGCAGGCTGTCGAAAATCAAATCCGCTGTGCGGCGGACATTCACGAATTGGTATTTCGCATCGGTCGATCCGGTCTGGTTGCCCCAGAGGCGGAATCCACCGCTGCGGATGAAGGTGGCGACATTGCCGAGGTTCAGCACGTTCGCCAGTGAGGAGGTATCGCCGAGAACGAAATCAACCGCTTTGTCGATCTTCTCGATGCCAAAAACTTCGTTGTTCGATGGCGACCACCAGAACCCGCGCTCGTTGTCGATGCGAGCCATGACGCCGGCCACGTAAGGCGCGGGGTCTTCGCCGCCGTTTACTGCTGGCCAGATTGCATACATGCGGTCGTTGCCGTTGGCTGTTACCCATGCAGACGCTTCTGTCGCGGTGTCAATTATTGCAACGCTGGAAACGAGGCCAGCAATGGCAACCGCACGGAGAGAGGAGGCGACGGCTTTCACGTCGTCAATCGTGGTGGTTGCATACGCGCCTTCCGCGACGATGATGCGGGGCGTTACGTTAAGTTCCGATTGAGCTTTGCGCAGGGCGTGAACGCCTGTCAGCAAGCTGGAGCTTCCGGCGACATCCGCAGCGGCAGCGACCCGCACGACCACGACAACCGCGCCGGTCTGTTTGTAAATCGCTTCGATGGCCTTGCCGAGATAGCTGGTTGCGCCAAGCTTGGTCGAGACTCCCGTGGGGGATGTGACGAGGACGGGCGTGTTCAGCGGGAAATCCGCGTGTGCTGTGCCTGTGCCGACGAGTCCGATTACGCTGGACGAAACGGTTTTGATCGGGCGTGGCCCGCCGGTGATTTCTTGGACTTCGACGCCGTGGAGAAAATTTGACATGGTTTTTTAGTGGGTTGCGGTTGCGGGTGTGAGATTGCGATGATCGCGTTGCGGTGTCTTCTGCGGGGACTTCCTTAGAATTTGATGCAGTAGAGGAGCGCGATGTTTTTGGGGCGGGTTTCGGAAGCACTTCTTGCAATACCAAATCCAGTTTTGCTCTGAATAGCTGTAGTTGTTTCAGATGTATATGTAGCACTATCAGTTACGGTATGATCCGCTCCATTTGATCCATCAGTTACTTTTTTTGGATATCTAAATGTGTGTTCGTGAGCTTGGAAGGCATCCTCCTGTTTCTCCCCGAAAGTCCCTGATGCCGTGCCGTCCGAATTCGTCCCACTGCCGCGCACGAAGTATCCGCGCAGGTCTGGAAGGGCAAAAGTTGTGCTCCCGTCTCCGACTCCATAAAGCGTGCCGATTGCGGCAAAAAGTGCGGGGTATAATGTCCTTGAAACCGCCGAGCCATTTGCAGCGAGCCAGCCCGATGGCACGACATTCATGGCAAATGGCAGGACTGCGCCGGGAGGGACAAAGAGCGCGGCTGCGCTGGCGAGGCTGGCAGGGGTCACGGCGCGGGTTGTGTCTGTTCCGTTTTGCGTTTCGGCGTTGGTGGCAAGCTCGACGATGCCAGCCCGTGCGTCTGTCGCCGTGCGACTTGCCAGCGAGGCTGGCGTGACGGCAAGCGTTGAAGATGTCCCTGTTTGTGTCTCGGTGTTGTCGGCAAGCTCAACGATGCCTGCCGCGCTGCTTGTCGCTTGCGATAGGCGGGAGTCGTTGCCCTGACAAAATGTGTTTGCGGTTGCCCCAAAAGAGCCAGCTTGCAGAACGCCATTTGCGCCGGTGATGATTGGCAGGTTGGCAGCCGCTCCAATCGCCCCAGCGTTGGTTATGTTCCCGTGCCCGTGCGTAGCAGCGGCGTAGCCTGCGAGAGAACTTTTTAGCCCAGCAGGCGTGACGGCGCGTGTTGCGTCCGTCCCGGTTTGCGTTTCGGCATTGGTTGCGAGTTCGACGATTCCAGCCCGCGTATCAGTTGCCGTTCGCGCTGCGAGTCCTGCGGGCGTTACTGCTTTTGCAGTGTCAGTCCCGGTCTGCGTCTCGGCCTTGCTGGCTAACAAAACTACACCGGCGCGGCCTGTTGTGGCAGCGCGGTCCACGAGCCGGGCAACGGTGAGCGCCTTGGTTGCATCCGGCACGAGGGCCTGCGCCTCGGTTGTGGAGGCCAGCGCGATTACGCCACGGCGGGTTTCTGTGGCTGTGACCTGCGCGAGCTTGAGCGGCGTGATGATCTTGGTGTCGATCGTTCCCGCCTGCGCTTCGGCGGTCGTGGCGATGCCCAGCACGCCCATGGCTGTCTCTGTGGCTTGCGAATAAGTAAACCCTACGTTGCCCACGGTGACGGTTCCGGCAGGGACGTTGGTCATCACAAAATCCATCGCAAAAAGAGCGACTGATCCGCTTGCCTTTGTCATGATAACGGCGCTCTGTGCGCATATGGCAAAGAGGACGTTGTTGTTCGTATAGAGGCCGATTTCTCTAACCGAGTAAGAGTCTGCGGAGTTGTCCTGTGCGGTGATGCTGATTGTTCCCGGCACTGGCACGCTGCTTCCGCTTGGATCGAGGCGTTTTATTTCGGTTTGCAGTGCGGTGCGGTTGGCGAGTGGCGTGTAGCCTGCGCTGCCGAGGGCGATTTTTGTGAGTGTGACGGGGCCGATGGCACCGCCAACCTGCGCGATGGCGGCACGTCCGGCGTCAGTGATGATGAATTGAAGAGACATAGATTAGTAGGTGGCTCGGCAGTCGAGGCGGTCGAATGTGGCGGGGCGGCAGATGCCGATGACATTCACGCTGCCGACGAAGGATTCGAGGACCGAGAGGGTGAACGAACTGCGGACTGGTTTGACGGCGGCAACGGCTTTGCTGATCGAGTCCTGCACTTCGGCGGGCGTTTGCAGCCAGCCGAGGGCGATTGCGAAAGTGTGGGGCGTCCCTTTTGGCGTGGTCTGCCACCACTCGCTGAGTTGCAGCGCGATGCCGAATGAATCGAGGAGTGTTTTCACAGCGGTGACGGTGCCTTTTTTGCGGTGAATCTCGGCAGAGTTCTTGATGACATTCCGCTTGGTGGCTGTTGTCCAGTTGGCATCCCATTCATCGACGGATGTCGCCCAGGCTAACCATGGCAGAAGCGCCTCCGGGCAGGTATCGGGATTCCAGAGTGATCGAATGGGGGTGTCGATTGAGCCAAGGCGGGCGGTGGCGAGAGAAAGGGATCTCTCTGGCGCTGTCGCGTTGGAAGGAAGGAGGTCGCGCAGCGAGAGGTCGGGGGCGATTTCCTCCGTTTCCGTGGACGGGATTTGATAGTCTGCGTTGGTGCGTTGCTCCCACGAGGTGTTGAGAGCGATGCGGGTTTCAACAAGCTGGCCGGACGAGTTGTATTCCTGCCGCAGAATGTTCCAGATTAAATCCGTGACTGCTGCGGCGTCTGGCGCTTGGCCGTAATACCAGAAATTCCCGTCTTGGTCTGAGAGGTATTGGTAAATCGAGCGGCTCATTTTACTGGCTCAGACCTCCGTATGTGAGAGCGATCGCGGTGCAGAAGGGGGCTTGCGTGTGGTCGCAGACGATGTTGGCCGCTGGCGCTGTGAGCGTCACTTTTTGCACTCCGTCCACATGGAGCGCGGCGAAAATCGCGGAAAGGTTGATGTCGTTGCCGACTTTGTGGTTTTGCGTTGCGAACTCTTGGGCGCTGGCTTGGGCTTCCCCCATGACCACGGAGGAGTCGGGGCCGGGAAAGGTGAAGATCGTCGCGGTGATGGTGTAGTTCTGGATCG